CTGTTGACGAAATCTCCACCAAGAACCTGATTTAAGTGTCCCGCAGCATCAGCAGCACCCTCAAAAGTATCGAATTGTCCAACAATGCCCAAAAGTTCTTCTACAGACGCTCCTGTGGCTCTAGCAGCACCAGCCAGACCCTTGAACACGCCAACCATTTTGGAGCCGTGAGCAGCCAACTGAGGAGCCGCAGCGGCAAATCCTGCTGCCATCTTGGACGGTGGCTCACCCATTGCAACAGCTGTTGCATAAAGCTCTTTTTGCAATTCAATAGCCTGCTTGTCTGTCATCCCCAAAGCTTTGGTGGCGAGATTCATATTAGTTGCAGTATCACCAGCATCCACGCCTAGATTTTCTAATTCTGCTGCAAGTTTAATCGTCTCTGCGGCAGAGGACTTGCTCATATCCCTGAAGCCCATGAAACCGATCCGCAAAGCGCCTGCTGAATTTGCAACGTTATCAATTCCGAGATAAAGGTTTCTGTTATTGCTCTCTACGCTCGTGATGACATCATTATATTCACCCTGGGCTCCAGTAGCTTTGTTGAAAGAAGTTATAGCGGTATCTTGGGCGAAAGCCAGCGCGATAGTTGCTTCTTGGACCTTCATCAGAGACGTGCCCAATATATTGCTGGCTGAGAAATTTTTGCTAAAGCTGCTGTGAATACGTTCGCCGATCTCTACCAGCTTAACGCCTTCACCAAGAGCAGCAACTGTGCTTCCAACAAATGTCTGCTTCCACTGCTCTCCAAGACCAGTAAACGTAGCGATTAAGCTGTCGGTCTGCTCTGTAACGTTGCCAAGCGCCTTCTCCTGCGCTTGCATTTCTCTAACAATTTCCTTTTGTTTAACGATTTGTTCCTTTAGGTCGTCCACCCTACCCTTATGAACAACCTGCTGCTTCATTTCGAGCAGAAGCTTCTCTTTGATCTCTTTTAGTTCAGACTGCTCCAATTCAAGAGCTATGCTCTTTATGCTATTTTGTATTTCAACTTGTTTCGTAATAGAGGAGAAGACGTTTTTCTCTTCTTCAAGGATTTCAAGCTCAGCTTCTAGTTTCCTCTTGCGGTCATCCAAAGAAAGATTAATTTCTTTGTTGGCGCGCAGGAGCGCTTCGGCTTGTTTTACTGCGTCATCTTGCTCAGTCATTGAACGGAATCCTCTATCTCAGTAACGGTTAGACTGCCTAGTTTACTTAAACGGATAAGTAATTCCAGTCTTTCTTTCAAAGCGGCGGACCGCTGTATCTAGCTTGAATTTAGATTTGTATGTCTGTGGGTCATCGAGCCCAAACTCAGAAAACGCTTCCATGTATTTCTTCTCTTTCTGTATCACATTAGAGAAGGAGTCGATCTCTGAACGAGTTCCTCTCACTGTGACGGGAATACTTGGTCCGCCGAACATGCGATTTAGAATAGCCTTGATTCCTGACCCAAACATTCGTAAAAAGCTCTCATCCAAACCACCTCGTCTTGAGGAACCTAGATCGATAATGTGGGGGACCAGACCATCCGAGTCGACAACCTTTTCTGAGGAGTCTGTCTGTTCTGGGTCAATATATGCATCAATTGGTCCCATGCGGAAGGACCCCTCTTCTAGCTCGTCGATATCCTTCATTGCAATCCCCTCCATCTTCTAAATAGGCACCAAAGAGAAAGGGCGCATAAACGCCCCTTTCCTTTATCTACTCTTTGGGTTCTCCATTGCTTCTGCTTCTCTTTCTAGTTGTTCTTGCAACTTCAATAGGAAGAACTCTCTTATTTTAATCGGAAGGTTATATGCCTCTTGAAATGACCAATGTCCGTGCTGCTTCAATACAAAAAAAGCGCTATAGACGCTCAAAATGTATTCATTGCTTAGGCCAAAAAAATTCCGTTGTAAACGGGACCTCCATTTCTTCCTCATTGTCACAAGACTTACATACGAAAGTCTGTGTCAAGTCAAGGTTTGGCGTAATATCTCGGTGAAGATTTCTAATCGTCTTTGCGGTGATCGTTTGTGCGCTATCAACAAAACTATTGACTGTCTGCACTTCACTATGTCCACCAACTGAAACAATGATCATCTTTAGCATATCCGTAATCAAGCTTCTCTCAAGATTGTGCTTTTGTCGCTGTTCTTGTGACTTTGCAAGTGCCATTTCGTCCCTACCCATCATAAGACGGATTTCGACAGGATTAGCCCTTGAATCAAGCCCAGGTAGGTCACGAAGAAGGAATGTTCCTCTATCCGTTGCTTCTACGTTTTCTGGTAAAACTGAACCATCCTTGATCTTGCCATCGTTGAGATCAAAATCATGCTTCGTAATCTCACCACAGACAGGACACGTCACCTTGGCACCATATTCTGCCCCAAAACCAGTAATCCTTGCAGCGACGATCATTGCGTTCTTATCGCCTGCAAGCATTTCCTGCACATCGAACTTCGGGCGAACAAGCACGCTCTGCAACATTCGATCAATAGCAATACCCTTTTTGATAAAAGAGCTGTTGGTAAGAATGTCTTCTTCCTTCGCTGTCATATAACGAATTTCTACTTCCGTTACACCATGCAAAGGATGCCCTGATGGATAAAATCTTCCACCAGAGGGCAAATCAATTATTTCTGTTGGGGTGGTGAAAAGAAGTGGCTGATTATCCACTGTTCCCGCCTTCTGCAAAACATTGGCTTCTACAGAAGACAAAGCGCCCACGGGCGGCTGGTTAGCAGCACCGGAGCGCGTGTCATTATCTCTCGTCATTATTGCCTCGTGGATTCTCTATGAGAATCAGTTACTGTCCATGAGGTTCGAAAACCTGCTTGCCAGAAGACTGAGGAGGAACCATTTGACCAATCTTTTCGCCAAGAGGTCCCTGAAGATCTTCGGGTGACAACAACGTAGCATAATCGTATGCGAGTGTTAACTGGATTTGAGTCAGTTCGTCAGACTCGTAATCAAGTTCACCGAAATCCACATCCATAAGCCACGCATTCTTTAGAGTCCAGGCTTCAACGATGTTTGCACTACCGGCTCCGGTACCTTGACCATAAGCCATAGGCTTTGCTGAGGAGCCACGAAGTCTTACACCATTAGGATCAATGCTTTCATTGATCTGAACGATTTGTACTTCGCCGAGCATTTCATTGGCACGAGCCTTTGAAATTGTCGTAACATCGTTATAGGTTCTCGGAATAAGATATCCAGAGCCTTGGATTGTTGCTGCAAGGTGGTGAGCCGCGTCGGGAGAAACCGGGTCAACAAGCGTGCAAGTAACATCATCCCAAGTCACACGACCCGGATACTTGAACGTGTGGTTCAAATACTGATGTTCAGTCTTGCTCACGTTGATTTTAGGCTTCTTCACCTTCTTGGCATACCAAATGGCACCGTTAGGCATGTTGGGAAAAATCACAAGCCAGCGATAAGCTCTCTTAGGGTCCCTATTTGGCTGTGTCCAAAATCCGTCAATCATTTGTTAAATCTCCCTCGTTATACCCTAACTAGATCTCTCTTCTAGTTTTTATAGATCTTCGAATGAAGCTCCAGTTTTAGCGACGACAAAGTCAAGAGCGATGAATTCAATAGCGCGCGCAGGCTTCAAAAAGATCTTCGCGTACATGATATTTCTATCGATCAAGTCTTCGGTCGTTGTCGTTTCGTCTAGAACAACTCGGAAATCCGAAAGTCCGAATCCAGCCTGGACACTTTCCAAGAATGGTCTAACGTCTGACAAGAATCGTGCCCAAGTTACCTTGAGGTTCTGGTCGAAGAGAACCCTAGAAGCAATTCGAGAAACTTCCTTCTTGATAAGAATCAAGAGACGACGCACGTTGATTCGGTCAAGAGCAGAAGGGGTTGCCTGCAAGGTCTTTTGACCGAAGATTACAATTCCTTCTGATGGGAACGACGCGATTGGGTTAATGTTGTTCTCATAAAGCTTATCACGCTGTGTCTGAACAAGCTTCTCACGAACATCAGTTACTTGAAGTCCTGCGTGTCCCTCAGTCAAACCACCTCTGTTAAAGCCTGCTGGTGCAAACCAAACATCAGTCTTAGCCTGCGAGCTTGCCATAACACCAAGAGCAACAACCGAAGGTGGAACCCAAACAGGGAAACCACTATCAGAATCGTTGATGCGAACCCAAGGATAGTAAGCAGTACCATAACTGGTATTAAACTGACGAGCCTGGATTGCAGTAATCGTGGCAGCAACAGAGCCGAGACGAGCCGATTCTGCGTTGTTGTTCTCGTGAGAAGGAACATATCCTCCCTCAAGATCAATAATCGCAAGAGCGTCTGCTCGATTCTCTACAACACTAAGCAAGTGGTTTGTTGTTCCGGCATGTGTAATGCCAGGGATTGCTGACAAATTCATGTCGAGAGTTTCCCCATCACGGAACGAGTCAATGGCACGACGAAGGCTGTAAACTGCGTAGTTAGCATCCTGCGTTCCACCATTCTTGCTAAGGTATGCATTTCGGAAAGGGTCTCTTTCCTTGATATCAAGACCGTCAAATCCACCAAACATGGGCATGGTGAACTTGTCGTTTCCACGATTAACGACAGCCTTGTAACCTTCACTAGAACCCGAAGCAGCAGCAGCGACAGCAGTCACCGAAGAACCTACCTGACGGCTACCAGAGAGCCAGTAAGATAGAGTAGATGAACCAGAAACAGCTACAACATCGTCTAGAGTGAAAATGAACTGATAATCTGTTGCTGTGCCTGCAATGTGCGAATCAACACCATCTGGCTTGATACGAACAAGGTCACGAACATCGTCATCGAACTTCTGCGCACCAACTTTCTGAGTGACAAGACCGAAGTAAGCATCGCCAGGGTTAAGCACGCCGGCATCCGAGCTAGAAACTCGTAGCTGCATCTTGGGGAATTCAAGCGAAGCAGTGAAGTTCGTGATTCCGGGAGTAGCAATCGTACCAGCACCAGCAAGAGCAGTATCGGGCATCGAACCAGTACCGACCATAAGGGCAGTAGAAGCAACAGCCGATCCGCTTGTAAGCGTAATCGAGTTAAAGCGGACAGGACCGAAATAACCGAATGGTAGCAATTCTGGGTCCAAACCGCCCTGTTCAACAACAGGGTTCATCTCAATACGCACGTAACGAGAAGCATTTGGATAATCACCATATTCACGGTGACGAAGTTCGGTCTTATCCCAGGCGATGTTCTTGTCACCGATCTTCTTCGCAACATAGTTGGAAGAGTTCGGATCTAGCGTACACTGAGGATAAACTTCAACTACACCCTTGGCAGAATCGGTGTCGTCGATGGCACGGATTTCAACCGTAAACGTTCCGTAACGGTTATACGTGCTAACCGAAGGCTTAACGTCAGTAACCGATACCTTAATGTTGTTTTGTTCCCACTCGCCAGAACCTTCGCCCTGATTAGCAACAAAACGGAACAACTTAGGCATAGATTCTGCCTGGAAGCTACCAGTCTGCGTGTTTAGATCTTGACCAATTACCCAACCTGTCTTAGCTGGGGCAGCTTCAATACCTTGGAAATCTGCGTGGTTAAGCGTAGAGTTTTCAAGAGCAGCAACAAAACCGAAAACATTACCAGCGATATTTCCACTGTTCTCGTTTACGACAGTCTTAAGGTGACTCTCGAAAGTTTCACCAAGGAAGTAATTTTCAAGAGAAGCAGCTGGCGTCACTTCATCGTTGGTCAGAGTAGGATTGGTGTTGAAAACCTTACGAATGTACTTCGACGAGTTTGGATTAAAGTTAAACGCGGTATCCTTTACGGTTGCACCGGTCTCATCTTCGATTACCATACGGAACTCGTAAGAGCTTCCGACATTCTCTACAAGAACAGCTGCTCCGCTGCTACCGACTGATGCGCCAGCAGGGTTATCACCAGCAAGGCGAATAGAACCCTTGTCCAAGTAGAAAACAGCTGCCAAGGCACCAGTTACACTGGAATACGTCGAACCAGAAGGAATGACCCAAAGACCAACAGCACCACCGTTAGCCGAAACCGAGCCAGAAGCGGAAGTATTCTCTGTGGTCCAACCCGCGAGAGCAGTAGGAGCCGATGTGGGATCTGGGCTCTGAGAACCCACAAGACGAACGAACGTAAGCGGACGAGCATTCTTCAAATATGCTTCAGCGGCATATGCACCGTATGTAGGAGAGGTGGTGTTGCCATCACGCCAAATATCGCCTGTACCAGCGCCACGAATAGGAGCACCAAAGGTCTCCACGAATTCGAGAAAGTTGTTTACCGTCGTAGGCACAAGGGCAGGACCCTTAAGAGCGCGACCAACAACGACCGGACCAATTGCTGCTGCAAGCTTTGGAAGTTGCGATTGATCGACTTCTCTTACCTGCACGCCCGGTGAAACGAACCGATATTTCTTTGTTGTCATTCTGGTGTCTCCTAAACTGGCGATTTACGCACTAATAGCGCTTTCCCTAGTAAATAGTGATCGTCATAACCAACGGAAAAGCATTTAGAAAGTCTTTTTCACGTCGATGCTATCTAAATCCCCAACCATGATCTTCTCTCTTGGGATTTTTACTTCTACAATGTTTTGTCTAATTGCAACCTCTGGCTGCTTTCTATTCGCACCCTCGCCGATTAGTTTCCCCAATACTTCAACCTGAACCTTCGTTATGAATTGTCGTTGTTGGTTATCTAAATTGGCTCCATTGTTCTCGTGTTCATAACTAGGCTTAAAGA